GTGAACCGCAATGAACGGTGGGGAAACGTCATTGACGGTGTGGATTGTGTGATTGTTGGTCATACCCACAAGGGAACGGTCAGCAAACCTTCCAAGATTGTTTTTAATCCGTATAGTAATACGGTAACAATAAAAGAATACATTGTGATTTCCTGTGTGTCTTGGCAGAGATACGCAGAATATCCCCTTCAGAAGATGTTGCTTCCTGCGGTAACTGGAACACCGCAGATTCTTCATCTTTCTGATAAACAAAAGAATATTGAAGTAAGGTGGTGACAATGAATGTTTCAGTTTATGAAGGCTGCTGAAGTGGTGGATCACTTAGCACGAAAGGATGTTGCAACCAGAATGACTGATAATCAGTTCATTGTGGCTGAAATCAACCGCTTCCGCAGGTCTAAACGGTACCTTGATATGGTCGCAGGTGATAACTATTATTCAGGCAAACATGACATCCGGTTCAAACAGCGTACTGCCATTGGTGAAAATGGTAAGCTGACGATTCTGGACAACTTGCCTAATAACAAAATTGTTGATAACCAGTACAAGAAGATGGTTGACCAGAAAGTTCAGTACATTGTTGGTCAGCCTTTCCTGATTCAGTCTGAAAATCAGCAGTTTGTGGATGCTGTAAAGCCTTATTTACAGACTAAGAAGTTCTATAAGTTCCTGAAAGCTATTGTAAAGGACTTTGTGAACTGCGGTATTGCTTGGGTGTATGGTCATTACAATGACAACGGTGAATATGTCTATACACGATTCAAACCCTATGAAATCATTCCTATGTGGAAGGATGCTGAACACACCATTCTGGATGCCGCAATCAGAACCTATGAAGTGGTTGTGTATGAAGGCACTGAAGAAAAAGTTGCCACCAAGGTTGAAATCTTCAACCCTGATGGTATCTATTACTTTGAACTGCGTGATGACTTCCTGATTCCTGAAGACCCGTTCTTTGAACCTTATTTCACGGTGTTCCATGAAGATGGTACTGAACAGGGTTATGAATGGGAAAGAATTCCCTTGATTGCCTTCCGTGGTAATGAAGAAGAAGTTCCCCTGATTAACAGATGTAAGTCCATGCAGGATGGTCTGAACAGAATTGAATCACAGTGGCAGGATCAGATGGAAGAAGACCCTAGAAACACTATTATGGTTCTGGTGAACTATGATGGTCAGAACCTTGGTGAATTCCGTCAGAACCTTGCACAGTATGGTGCTGTGAAGGTCAGAAGCATGGATGGCAACCACGGTGATGTGAAAACCCTTCAGATTGAAGTCAATGCAGAAAACTATAAAGCCATTATTGAACAGTTCAAGAAGGCAATCATTGAAAACTGCATGGGTTATGATGCCAAGGATGACCGTATGGGTGGCAATGCCAACCAGATGAATATCAAGTCCATGTATTCTGACATTGAACTTGAAGCAAACGGTATTGAAACTGAACTTCAGGCTTCCTTTGAAGAATTGATGTGGTTCCTGAACTGTCACCTTGCGAATACGCACATTGGTGACTTTGAAAATGAAGAATATGAAATCATTTTCAACCGTGACATTATGATTTCTGAATCTGAAGTCATCAATGACATCAAGAACAGCGTTGGTATTCTGTCTGATGAAACCCTGATTGCACAGCACCCTTGGGTTGATGACCCTGAAGACGAATTGAAGCGTCTGAAGAAGCAGAAGGAAGAAGAAATGGAACTGTACGGTGGATTTGGTCAGTCAAGTACCAGTCAAGTAAAACAGAATCCTGAAGAAACTGAAGAATAATTGAAGAAAGGATGGTGTGATGGATGTCTAATTACTGGCAGAAACGTTTTCAAGCTGTGGAAGCCATGAACAACAAAACTGCCATGGGAACTGTTCAAGCTGTCACACCTGCCTTTGACCAAGCACAGGCGCAGATTGAAAAGGAAATCAATGCTTGGTACAGTCGATTTGCAAAGAACAATCAGATTGACCTTCAGGAAGCAAAGAAATTACTGAACACCAAGGAACTGAAAGAATTCCGGTGGGATGTTGAAGAATATATCAAGTATGGTAGACAGAACGCACTTGACCAGAAGTGGATGAAGGAACTTGAAAATGCTTCCGCACGGTTCCACATTAGCAGATTGGAAGCCTTGAAAGTCCGCACACAGAATGCTGCCGAAAGAGCATTTGGAAATGAACTTGACCAGATTGATGAAATGGCAACACGGATTTACATGGATGACTATTACCACACCGCTTATGAGATTCATAAGGGTTTGGGTATTGGTTGGGATGTAAGTCAGATTGACCAAAGAAAACTGGACAGGATCATTTCCAAACCTTGGACTGCTGACAAGATGACGTTCAGTGACCGAATTTGGAAGTCCAAGACGCAGTTGATTGATTCACTGCACAAGGAACTGACACAGATGTGTGTGCTTGGAAAGGCACCTGACCAGACAATCAGTGCTATTTCCAAACGGATGAACGTTTCCAAAGGTCAGGCAGGAAGACTGGTCATGACTGAAGCGGCCTATTTCGGTTCAGTTGCACAGAAGGATTGCTTCAATGACTTGGATGTTGAAAAGTATGAAATTGTTGCAACCTTGGACAGTCGCACTTCTGAAACCTGTCAGGAAATGGACGGTAAGGTCTTTGACATGAAGGATTTTGAAGCAGGTGTGACTGCACCCCCGTTCCATGTCTGGTGCCGTTCCTGCACTTGTCCGTGGTTTGAAGATAATGACGGTGAACGTGCTGCACGGGGTGAAAACGGTGAAACGTACTATGTTCCTGCCAATATGAAGTATCAGGATTGGAAGGACTACTTTGTTGATAAGACAAAAGACCCTGCTGAATGGTTGAAACTTGCGTCTGTTGATGATATTGTCAAGATGGGATTCCCTGAAAAAATTCAGGAAATCAAGGATAGAATTGCAAAGAACGGTTCCGTCACTGAAGATGACCTTCAGGAAGCAGGTAAGTTGTTCCAAGAAGAACTTCTGAATGACAAGCAGTATTCTGAACGTGTTCAGAAGATTGATGATTTGAAAAGTCAAAGAGATTCTGCTTATAAAGAATACACCCAATTGAGAAAAGAATTTCTTGATTTGGACAAGGAACTTCCCCTTGGTTATTCTGGTATTGGTGATGACCTGATTCGTTACAGAAAAGGACTTGCTGAAAACCCTGATTCAACTTGGTATAAAGAAGGTCTGGAAAAACTTGAAGAACGGGCAAAGAAAGTTGACCCTAAGTATTTTGAACTGCACAAGAAACAAGCTGAAGCATGGGAAAAATACGATTCAATCAAACAGGTGTTGCGTCCGTTGGAACGGAACTTTGAGTTTGACAATGCTGACGATGTGAAACGCATTCTGTCACAGATTCGTGAAATGGGTTCTGATGGAATCGACATCAAGCGTCACTTGAACAGCAGTCGATCCCCAATGAGAAAAGAAGTTGAACGTGCCTATTCTTATTATCCAAAAGATTGGGTGAAGGCTTCCGTTAAACATGGCAATCTGACACCTAAGAAGGTTGACCGTGGTTATTATTCTGAATGGCGAGGTGAAATTGCCATTTCAGGATATGATGATAGAAGTTATTTTGAAACAGCCATTCATGAACTTGGTCACAGAATGGAACGTGCTGTTCCTGAAATCAAGAAGGCTGAAAAAGTCTTCTATGACCGTAGAACAGCAGGTGAAGATTTGGAATGGTTGGGTTCTGGTTATGACAGAAGCGAAACCACACGAAAAGACAACTTCCTTCATCCTTACATGGGTAAGGATTACAAGGAAACTGCTTATGAACTTGTTTCTATGGGATTCCAGTATGGATATTTGGAACCTGCCCATCTGATGAAAGATTCAGACATGGCAAACTGGATTTACGGAATCCTGACACTGTTTTAAGAAAGGGGTGATATTGTGGGAAAGATTACGGCAAAGGGTAAAAGATATGGTTTCAAACTGACCGTTGAATTTGATATGGAAAAGATTCTGTTCAACGGTAAAGAAGATGAACGCATGGAAGAAGAACTTCTGGAAATGCTTGAATCCCCCAAGGCTGTTGGTGAAACGTATTATCCACCTGTTGACAGTCTTCTGAATGCGTACAACATTCTGCAATATCATTACTTTGATGACACCGCTGAAGAAATCACGGTTGAAGGGGAACTTGAAGAAATCCCCTATGAAAAAGATATTATTTATTAAACAAAGGACATCCTGATTCGTCAGGGTGTCCTTTTTGTATGGCAGGTTGGTTGAGTGGCTGAAAACGTCTGTCTTGAAAACAGAAGGTTAGTAATGACCCGTGGGTTCAAATCCTACACCTGCCGCCAAAGGACACGATGTATGGTGTCCGTTAAGTGATTGTGTTGGGAATGCTTGCGTGGCACCCAACCCTAACGGGGAACGCATTCCCCGTTAGATATGCCATGGTAGCACAACGGCAGTGCAACTGATTTGTAATCAGTAGGTTAAGGGTTCAAATCCCTTCTGTGGCTCCATACAGAAGTGTTGTGTAACGGTAGCACAACAGACTTTGAATCTGGAAGTGTTGGTTCGATTCCAACCATTTCTGCCACATCACCTGTACCATGTTGTACAGAGTGACCAAGGACACGGTATCTCCCAAGCCGTGTCCTTCTTTTTATGGCGCATTGGTCAAGTGGTTAAGACATCACCCTTTCACGGTGAAATCATGGGTTCAATTCCCGTATGCGTCACCATCCGTCCCTTTGGTACTTCCGGACGAAAAATGGAAAGACAACAATACCTGACTGAACAGGGATAACAAATGTGATTGAAAGGAAAGAACAAATATGAAAAAAGAAGAACTGATGAAACTGGAAGGTATGACTGAAGAAGTTGCAGTCAAGGTCATGGAAATCTATGACGCTGAAAAGGTGGTTCCTAAGACCCGTCTTGATGAAGTCATTGCAGAACGTGACAATGCTAAGACTTCCAACGCAGACCTGCTGAAGCAGTTGGGCGCACTTCAGAAGGAAACTGGTGATGTCCAGTCCCTGAAGGACAAGATTAAGGAACTGGAAGACGGTGCAAAGGAATCTGAAAAGACCCATGCCGCTGAAATTCAGTCCCTGAAAATCAACAATGCAGTTGATACTGCACTGATGAATGCAAAGGCACTGAATGCAAAGGCAGTCAAGGCACTGCTGAATCTGGAAAAGGCTGAACTGGATGATGAAGGTAATGTCAAGGGTTTGGCAGACCAGATTAAGGCACTTCAGACTGCGGAAGATTCCAAGTTCATGTTTGGTTCTTCTGCACCTATCATGAAGGGTGCAAAGACTGGTGAAAGTGGTAATGAAGACGGTGACAAGGGCATGACTATTGAAAAGTTCCGTAAAATGTCCCCTGCTGACCGTTACAACTATTCCATTACCAACCCCAATGAATACAAAAATCTTTATGAAAGAGGTAACTAATTATGGCAATGATTAACACCGTGTATGAAAACTTCTATCTGTCTAACGAGATTGAAGACCAGTACAATTCCCACCTTGACCTGCAGCAGTTCTGCACTATTGATAACACCCTGACTGGTGTTGCAGGTATGAAGCGCAAGATTAACGTCTATAAGGCAACTGATGGTACTGAAAAGCTGGGCGCAGGTGAAGGCAACACCAAGTCTATCACTGTTTCCTTCAGTCCTGAAGAATACGAGATTCTGCTTGCACAGAACCGTTTCGATTATCTGGATGAGGAAGCCATGACTGACCCCATGGTTGTTCCCACTGGTACCAAGCACATGGGCACTGACCTGTTCAACACTGTCAACGCTGACATCTTTGCTGAATTCAATAAGGCAAGCCTGACTGTTCAGGCTTCTGCACCTGACTTTGCTGCATTCGTTGATGCACAGGCAAAGCTGAATCTGGAGAATCTGGAAGGTGTCACTGTGTTTGGTTGGGTTGCACCTGCTGACATGGCAAAGGTTCGCAAGTCCCTGAAGGATGACCTGAAGTATGTGGAAGCATTCGCAAAGCAGGGTTACGTTGGCACCGTTGGCGGTGTGAACCTGTACACCAAGAAGGATGCTGTGGAAGGCACTATCATTATTGCTACTAAGGACGCTGTTACCCTGTTCAACAAGAAGGGTACTGAAGTCGAGCAGGAACGTGATTCCAACATCCGTAAGAATTCCATCTTCAGCCGTAAGTATTATTTCGCTGCACTGACTGACGAAACCAAGGCTGTCAAGATTACCATTGGTGGCTAATTGAAGGGAACGGTGGTCTGAATGACTGAAAAGATTCAGACCGTTGTTGATTCCGTGAACAATATCCTGAAAGACACCAACCTGAACACCACGGTGGAAGCTGTGGTCAACAGGTTGGTGTCTTTTGGGTACATTCCCACTGAAGAAGATGCTTGGATGATTGCATATACCACTAAGGGAACTGTGAATCATGTTCTGAATGAAATCAACCACACCAAGGTTCCTGATGGACTGTTTGAAGTGGTTGTGGACATGGTTTGTGGTGAAGTGCTGAATGCAAAGTTCTGTTCAGGACAGTTGGAACTGACCAGTCTGGATTTAGACGGAATGATTCAGTCTGTCAAGGAAGGTGACACCCAAGTGGACTTCAGTGCAGAAGGTTCTGATGAATCTAAGCTGAAAGGACTTCTTTCTTGGTTGATTCAGGGGAAGGGGTGTGATTTGCTGTGTTATCGAAAAATGCGGTGGTAAAGGTCAGAACGGCACTTGAAAAAGGCTATATTGGAACTTTCACTGTGACGGAACATCAGAAGGTCACAAAACCGAACCACACCACTGGATTTTCTGACGTGGATGTTCTGGTGGATCAACCGTGCAGATTGTCCTTTTCATCCAGTCCGTCAGCTACTGATGGGGATGTTGCGGAAATCAATCAGACGGTCAAGTTGTTTTTTGCCCCTGAAATCAATGTGAAGGAAGGTTCCAAGATTACTGTTACACAGAACGGTGTCACTACTGTATACAAGCAGTCCGGCACACCTGCTGTGTATCAGACGCACACGGAAATTCTTCTGGAACTGTTCAGGGGGTGGGCATAATGGCAAAGTCAAATGTTCGCTTGGACTATGACGAATTGCAGAAGCTGAAGGAACAAATTGAAAAGTATGGTGATACCACACAAGTTGATTTGTTCCTGACTTCCTGTGCCAAAGAACTTGCGGCAAGACTGCTTGCAAAAGTCATTAAACGGACACCTGTTGGTCAGTATCCTGAAGGTTCTGGAAAGACTGGTGGAACGTTGCGCCGTGGTTGGACAGCAGGACAAAGTTCAAACGCAAAGTCATATGCCAATTCCCTGACCGTGAACAAGGTTGGGAATGATTATGTCATTGAAATCATCAACCCTGTGGAATATGCGTCCTATGTCGAATTTGGGCACAGAACCAGAAATCACAAGGGTTGGGTTGAAGGTCATTTCATGCTGACTATTTCAGAAGATGAAATCAGAAAATCTGCCCCTAAAATCTTAGAAAATAAACTGGAAAAATACTTGAAGGAGTGCTTCCAATGACCATTAAAGAACTGCTTGATGCGATTGCTGAAGCATTGTTTCAGGAATTTGAATCAGGTTATGAGATTTACACAGAAAAGGTGGAACAGGGTTTGACGGAACCTTGTTTTCTGGTTCGTTGTCTGAATCCCACCAAGAACCGTCATCTTGGTTTGCGTTACAGACGCACAAATCAATTCATCATTCAATACTTTCCTTCCACGGCAGAAGCAAATGATGAATGCGCTTCTGTTCTGGAAAGGTTGTTTGAATGCTTGGAAGACATTTTTCTGTCCGGAAAACCCATTCATGGTGCTGACCTTCATGGTGAAATCACGGACGGAATTTTGAATTTCACGGTCAACTATGACGGATTTGTTCTGAAGACTGAAGAACAGATTCCCATGAATGACCTTGATATTTTGACAGATGCGAAAGGATGAAGCGAATGTCAAATAAGAAAAAGACTTCCGCTTCTGCGGAAATGGAACCCAAGTTCACCAAGGAAGCCTTGATGAACAGCAGACGGTTCCGCAATGAACGTGATATTGTGTCTGCCCTGCTGAAGGATAACGTGGAATACAGTGTTCCTGAAGTAGACAGCATGATTACGGAATATATGAAAGGTAAGGTGAAATAAATGCTTGGTGGCGGTACTTTTACTGTCCAGAATAAGATTCTGAACGGTGCTTATATCAACTTTGTTTCTAAGAGCAAGGCAAGCGCAAGCCTGTCTGACCGTGGTGTTGCAACCATGCCCCTTGAACTGGATTGGGGTGTTGACAATGCCGTTTTTGAAGTCACCCCTGCTGACTTCCAGAAGAACAGTCTGAAGATTTTCGGCTATCCTTTCACCCATGAAAAGATGCGTGGTCTGCGTGACCTGTTCATGAACATCAAGACCCTGTATGCATACAAGCTGACTTCCGGTGGTATCAAGGCAACCAATGCCTTTGCAACTGCCAAGTGTGCAGGTGCCCGTGGTAATGCCCTGAAGGTGGTTATTTCCGCAAACGTTGATGAACCTTCTAAGTTTGACGTGAAGCTGTACATGGACACCATTCTGGTGGACGAACAGTATGCTGTTGCTTCCGCTGCAGAACTGAAGGCAAATGACTTTGTTGATTGGAAGGAAGACGCAGAACTGGCTGTGACTGCTTCCACTGCACTGACTGGTGGTACCAACGGCACTGTTGATGGTACTGCACATCAGGCTTATCTGGATAAGATTGAATCTTATTCTTACAACACTATGGGTGTTGTGGTCACTGATGACACTACCAAGAACCTGTATGTTGCATTCGTGAAGCGTATGCGTGAACAGGTTGGTGCCAAGTTCCAGTGTGTCCTGCATGACAAGGCCGCTGATTATGAAGGTGTCATCAACGTCAAGAGTGACGCTGTTGGTTCCACTTCCGTTGCAGATATGGTCTATTGGGTTACTGGTGCAGAAGCAGGTTGTCCCATCAATAAGACCCTGCTGAACGTCAAGTATGACGGTGAATTTGCCGTTGATGTTGACCACAAGCAGTCTGTTCTGGAATCTGCCATGGTGAACGGTGAATTCATGTTCCACAATGTGAACGGTGAAGTCCGTGTTCTGGCAGACATCAACAGCTTTGTGTCCGGTACTGAAGAAAAGTCTGTTGAAATCTTTGGTGAAAACCAGTGCGTCCGTGTCATGGATCAGATTGCAAATGACATTGCAGTTCTGTTCAACACCAAGTATCTGGGCAAGGTTCCCAATGATGCTGCAGGTCGAATTTCCCTGTGGGGTGACATCGTGAAGCACCACAATCAGCTTCAGGACATCCGTGCCATTCAGGAATTCAGTCCTGATGATGTCACTGTCAATCAGGGTGAAGCAAAGAACAGTGTTGTGGTCGGTGATGCCGTTACCATTATTGTTGGTATGGCAAAGCTGTATATGACCGTTACTGTTCAGTAAGAAAGGGGGAAATGTAAATGTCTTATATGCCTTTTAATGATGCCCCTTCCGCTAAGTTGGCAACCTGCTTTGTCACTATTGGTGACAGACGTTATGCCATGCTGATGGCAAAGGATTTTGAAGCCAACATGAGTGTGGAAACTAAGGAAGTTCCCACTTTGGGCAGAACTATCAAGGGTGTGAAACCCGTTGGTGCAACCATCAAGTTCAAGATGACTGTGTATCACTGCACTGAAATCTTTGATGAAGTGGTTGAAACCTACAAGAACACTGGTCTGATGCCTACGTTTGATATTCAGGTCACTAATGATGACCCTGCAACTTCTGTGGGCAAGTCCACTAAGATTTTCACTGACTGCGTTCTGGACGGTGACATTCTGCTGTCCATGTTTGATGCTGACGGTGAATTTGTGGAACAGTCCATTGAAGGTTACGCACAGGACTTCACCCGTCCTGAAAAGTACACCAACCCCACTTATATGTAAGTTGAAATTTCCCCTACTTCCCACAAGGAAGTGGGGGATTTTTTCATTTCATTTTAAAAAATAGGTAGTTTTTTAAATCGTACCATTGAAAGGATGGGTATTATGTCTAATTTTTCTAAGTTCATGAAAGCGAACAAGATTCAGAAGCAGAATGTTTTTCACGCTGTCACCAAATCCCTGATGGATGAAAACGGTGAACCCCTGCTGTGGGAACTGAAACCCTTGACCACTAAGGAAAATGAAGCAATCCGTGAAGCCTGTACTATTGATGTTCCTGTGAAGGGCAAGCCTAATATGTACAGACCCAAGACGGACATGAACAAGTATCAGACCAAGTTGATGTGTGCAGCCATTGTTTCCCCTGACCTGAACAACGCAGAACTTCAGAATTCTTATGGTGTCATGAGTGCTGAAGACCTGCTGAAGGAAATGGTGGATGACCCTGCTGAATACACTGACCTGATGCTGTTCGTTCAGCAGATTAGCGGTTTCAAGACCCTTCAGGATGAGGTTGAAGAAGCAAAAAACTAATAAGTGGCGGTGACGCTGAAGCGAATTATGCATACTACTGTTTGCACAAGCTGAAGATGTTGCCGTCACAGTTTCTGGAACTTGAACAAACGGATAAAGCCTTCTTGATTGCCGCTATTGACTTAAAGTTGGAAGCGGAAAAGAAAGAAGCAAATAAGTTCAAGTAAGAAAGGCAGGTGAATCAAAATGGCTACAATTCAAACAGCAATCCGGTTGAATGACATGATGTCTGACCCCATTCGTGACATCACCCGTTCTATGGACAAGATGCTGTACACATGGGAAGACCTTGAACAATCTACTTCAGATGGTTTGAACATCAATGGTGTTGATAATGTTCGCAATAAAATGGACGGTCTGACTAATTCCATTATGGGTGTGGTTGGAGCATATGTCAGTTTGCAGTCTTTGGGTAAGTTGGTCAATCTGTCAGATAGCTTTACGCAGACAACTGCACGTCTGAACATGATTAATGATGGCGCACAGACCACGGATGAACTGTTTGACAAAATTGCTGCTTCTGCTGACCGTGCAAGGGCAAGTATTTCTGCAACTGCTGACACTGTTGCAAAGCTGTCCTTGAATGCAGGTGATGCGTTTGCGTCCAATGATGAAACCATTTTGTTTGCCGAAAACCTAAACAAACTATTTGCCATTGCAGGAACTGAACAAGCGTCCATTGCTTCTGCGTCACTTCAGTTGACACAGGCATTGGGTTCCGGTGTTCTGCGTGGTGAAGAATTCAATGCCGTGTTTGAAGCTGCACCAAACATCATGCAGACTGTGGCAGATTACATGGATGTTCCCATTGGTAAACTGCGTTCAATGGCGCAGGATGGTCAAATTACAGCAGAAGTTGTGAAGAATGCCTTGCTAAGTGCAACGGGTGAAATCAATGAACAGTTTGAACAAATGCCCATGACTTGGGGACAGGTATGGCAGGGGATCATGAATGAACTGTACTATGCTTCCATTCCGCTGTTGGAATTTATCAACCTACTTGCAAACAACTGGTCAGTCATTGCACCACTTATTTTGGGTATCGCAGGTGCGCTTGGTGTTTATTGGATGGCAACTTCTGGTGTCACATTGGCAACCAAAGCATGGGCGGCGGCACAGTCGTTCCTGAATGGTGTCATGGCAATGAACCCCATTTTCCTTGTCATCATGGGTGTAATTCTGCTGATTAGCCTGATTTATGCTGTGGTTGCGGCCATTAACAAAGTTCAGGGTACAACCATTTCAGCAACTGGCATCATCATGGGTGCGCTTGCTGTTGCAGGTGCGTTTATTTGGAACCTTGTCATTGGTATCCTGAACGCAATCATCATGGCAGTGTGGACAATTTTTGTTGAACCGTTCCTTGGTTTGATTGAATTTGTCTTGAATGCCTGTAACGGTGGATTCAACAGTTTTGGTGACGGTGTTGCCAACTTGATTGGTCAAATCATTAGTTGGTTCTTGTCTTTGGGCAAGGTGGTCACAACTATCATTGATGCAATCTTTGGAACGGATTGGACTGGTGGTTTGTCTGCACTTCAGGAAGACGTTGTTTCTTGGGGTAAGAATGAAAATGCCGTGACCATTGACAGAACTGCACCACAAATCAATCAGCGTCTGAATTATGGTGACGCATGGGATTCTGGTTATGATTTCGGCGCAGGAATGCAGGATTCCATTGGTGAATTCTTTGGAAACAGTGGTTCTGGCATTGGAAGCGGAACTGACGGTTATGAATCCCTGTTGAATGGTATTGGTGATATTCCTACTTTTGATGAAATTGCAACCAATACTGGTGACACTGCAAAAGCCTTGGATATTACCAGTGAAAATCTGAAGTATCTGCGTGATTTGGCAGAACAGGAAACCATCAACCGTTTCACTACTGCGGAAATCCGTGTGGAAATGGGCGGTGTGACTAACACTGTGAACCAGAATACGGATTTGGATGGTGTGATTGATTACATGGTGACTGGTGTTCAGGAAGCCATGGAACGTGTTGCGGAAGGAGTGCATAACTAATGTATTACTTTTACATGGGAAGTGTACTTCTTCCCATTGCACCTG